TCATTGAAGCATTTCAAAAGAAAACCAAAATACAGCATAGTCAAGATGGATAAAAAGAGCATACCAATGCCAAACTTAAAGAGTTTAATAGTTTAAATGCCAAATATAAGTTATTGCGCGAATTCTCGGTCAATCTTATGGTGAGACTTGTTTCCCATATTTTAAAAAATAAAAAAGGGGAGCGGCAAATATATGCCGCCCCCCAAGTTGTTAGCTATTATCGGCAGAACCTTCCTTTACTATCCCGCTTGACATTTGATGGATTCATATCCGCATACAATGGAAAAAGCTTCATGGCAGCCTCGTATCCATCAGAATAGGCTGTCGCAGCAGCATCATCTTCGTCCATAACAGGGCTATTGGCTTGATTATCGGGAGAATCGACATACTCTTCGTCGCGTTCTCCTTCTAAGATTGCTAAGACTACTTTGTCTACTTCTTTTTTCCATTCGTCTTGATCGGTTGGTTTTGTAAATATTGGGTTCATATCCAAGTCTCCATACTGATCATTGTAGCAGTCTTCCAGAGGCTTGCGCTCCTCAAGTTCGTTCACGACCTCATAGCGGCACGTACGAAGCTTCTGGCACTCACAGTCATTGGGAACGCTAACAACGTCAGCAGGATCAATTTTAACGAGCATCAAACGCCCCCCACGACCGCAATAACTATCGGCATACTCGTAACTGCCAGCGTGAAACCCAGCAGAGCATCCAACATTAGCATCGTCATCAACCTTGTTGCGAGTCATTTCGAGAACTTTACCAACGCTATTGTCGAACTTGCGGGAGTATTTGTCCAGATAGTTAAGGCCAACACCTTTGTAGGCGAGAAAATGTCCATCGGGAGTAATCGGCATGTTCTTGTGTTCCAAAAACTGATAAAGCTCATTGACTGCTCGCTTGGAAGGATTGGCCTGCAAACGGTCAAAGAAATTCAAAAGGGCTTTATAGGGTTTGTCTTCCTTCATAAAGGCGATTGCCCGATCAATACAGTAATTGTTGATTTCTTCGTTTTTGTAATAAGCAACGCCATCTTTAACAACAATGTTGCCTTCGCTCAGGTCTTGGATTGCAGAACCAACATTAAAAAGTTTTTTAATATCTTGCTCTGTTGTATTTTGATCGTCCAATGATGCCATAACAACATCAAAATTAGGATGATCTTGATTCATTGTAAGTGCTTTGCCTTCGACAATGACGGTGACGGATTTGTCAGTAATAATGTATGGGATATTCATATTGGTAGTAGTTTAAGTTAAGTTTTGTGTTCAGTCAATAACAGAGACAATATTGTTTCTTCCAAAATGCTTGATTTCAGTAATAATCATGTCTCCATGACTTTCTTTGTATGTTTCGTAATACTGAATAGCTTCTGACAAAGTATCTACTGTAACTAAGCTATGTCCCCAGTTTTCTCCACCTAGACTCACAGTGTATTCAACTCTGTCTGGAGTACGTTCGTAGTATGTTGTGTCCTGTTCTGGTGCAGTTTTACATCCAGTGATTGCAATCGCAGCGGCGATAATAAAATATTTTTTAATCATTTTAATTAGAGGTCGAGATTCATTTGATTTTTAGCGTCAGTGTATGCTTGGTCACGTTCAAAGAGTCGGTGAAGATCTTCAAGAGTAGAAGCGGCACTGGTCAGTTCATCCAATGCTTCTTCATGGTTTTCTTCATCGTCAAACCACTTGTCGGCAATAACTTGTTGTTGCATTTCGTCAATTTGAGAGACGATTTTGTTGATTTGGTTTGTGTAACTACTAAAATCATAATACTTTTTCATGTTGGATATATCTTAGGTAAAATTTTGAATTGTGTCAATAGTTTTTGAGCCTAGATCTGGACAAAATAAACCCGCTTACCTTAAAAAGCGGGAGGCAAGCTACTACCCTTGCCCCCCGCACTGTTCATCTTACTTTGCTACCGTCAAATCGACCATATTGATGTAGTCAACAAGTTTTTGTTTAAAACTAGTACCTTTCAAACTATAAGCTCGACGACTGTCAACAGCCATTTCGTATATTGGATACTTGCTTCGGACAACCCGCCATTCATCACTCAAATCGTGAGTAGGCTTACAGCTTGTTGTCATCTCAATCTTTGTCCATTGCTGAATTCTGTCAATAGTTTCCTTGGTTTTGTCAAATGATTCATGCCGCATCTCGCTCATGTGTTTGCCCAAGATAGCCATTTCTTTGGATTGATCAGCAATATCATCAGACAGGCGACGAACAAGATTGAAACACTTATCGTCATAGCCTTCAACTTTATTGTACTCTTTTTGATCGGAGTACTTTTGTTCAATTTTATTATCAACAATATATTTTTCAGTATTCTCCGCTACCCACTTTTTGACAGTCTTCCATTTGTCGGACATTTTGAATTTGTGAGAGTCTTTGATTTTAACAGCCACAACTTTTTCATGGTCAAGTCCAAGGAATTTGCAAGAACGTTGAATTGAGCTAATATAATCATACGTTGAATCGTAGCGATCTCCAGCGTCAGTTGGCGAAAAACGATCAATTTCAAACCAAACACCTCCAGCTTCAAAATCGACTTGTGCAGATTTAAAATATTCGCTCTTTATAGATCTATATCGAGAATCAAATACCACCCCGAATACCTTCTCAGAATGCTTGCTATTGACTGTAGAGCCTCCAACATAATTGCTTTTGACGTATCCAAGATCTTTGAGGGAGACCTTGGGCAAATCAGACAGTTTGATGGTTGGGGCATCGAACCTAACGTCTTTAGCCCACTGATCGTATTCTGGTCCCGACTCGATTAAATAAACTTTTTTAAATATTTTGCCAAGATGATTATCCTCCATTTCGCAAAGCGGGGCAATGCGATTTATAATCGCAGACTTCATATCTTTGATTACATAAGCGGTATCTTCAGCAGCACTGATAAAAGTATCTGGATAACCTTTTACTTTTGCTGTTTGATTTCCGCGGTTAACTCTAGTTTTTCGGTAAACTGAAACTTTGGCATAATTTTCTCCTCCTGCTGAATTGGGATTCGTAAGTTTCCACGTTCCAGAAGTTAAAGGTTTGCCAGCAAACTTGAGACTATCTTTATTGATAATGTTTCCCAAAAAACTCAAAGAATAATTACTATTATAATCAAAAATTCTATGATAAATTTTCTTAGCCTCAAACATGCTTTTGCCATTGACAAGTTCGGAATGAACTTTCGCAAGACATTCGTCTTTGACTTGTTGAGCTTTGGCAATAATGTTTTGTTGAGTATGATTACTGTAATCAAGACTTTCACGGGAAGTAGAAGTTTCTAATTCTCCAAGATTGAATTCAAGGAAAATTGATTTGCCATCCAAAACCCGCCTCAAACTGGTATCGTCACAAGAATCATTGGAATCCCCCCAATTTATCGCATCGACATCAATCGGATAAGAAATGTTGCCCATGATTGCTCTCGGAACAGCGGGTTGTGTTTGGTGGAGGATCTTGAGATGATGGGGATATGAACCGTCATTGATTTCAACAAATTTAAAATTACTTCCCTCGAAAACAGTCTTGATAGTGGGCAGTTTGTATTGGCTGTTACCTTTGACAATCGGGGCGATTTTAAAATATTTAAAAATAGACTCAGCCTTGTCTTTAAATTGCTGAACGTCACGCTCATTGACAGGAATTTCAATCTCGATACCGTTTTCTTCAGTGGTAGCTTCAGAGTGAAGCTTCGCAATTTGACCAACCTGAGATGGATCAATAAAAGCATTGTAAAGAGCAACAGTGCCGTTTTGAAACGAACGAATCAAAAAATTGTCACCATAAGCAAATCCTGACTTGCTGCCAAGACCCTTCTCACCAATGGCAAGATTGGTTTTGCGCTTTGTGGATTTACCATACTTGCTATAAATAGTCTGAATGTCCTCTTCAGACAGTCCAGTGCCATAATCGCGGACCTTGAAGGCAGGACTCAAAGGGTTTGGAAGAGTAACAGAAATCGGACGATCTCCATTACCAGCTTCGACTTGTGCGTCAAGAGCATTGGCAGTATATTCTCGAATCACCGCAAGAATTTTGTCTGAATAAATGTTGCTGCGAAGCAATTTGCAAATATGAGACATATCTTCTTGGTCGATTCCAAAAGAAACGGAGTCGAAACGCTGAGACTGTTTGAGGGTAGTAGTAGTAGTAGGAGCAATCATTGTAGTAGTTTGTTAAGTTTGTTTGACGTTGAATACAGACTAAATCATATTTTGGGTCGAGTCAACAATTTTTCTGCATTTTCAATAAGTTTTATCGGCATGATTTTTTATTTTTTTTAAAACTCTAGTTCTCCTAATTCTTTTATACTCCAATTGAAGAGACATTCTAATTGCTGAATTGTAGGCATGTTTTCAAATATGGCTATCTCTTTAACCCCTCTTAGTGCGTTCATTTCCCTATCAGAACATCCTATATACAAAGAGTATATATTTGTTTTAAATATTTTCGATCTTAACTCTTCTTTTTGCACAGATAAAAAAAGATATTTGCCATCTTCTGTTTCACCTTTGAAAGCATAACGATCTTCTTTTACAACGCTTTGATTTAAATACTCTAAAGTTATATCAGAGTATGAAGTTACTAAAGCTTTGCTCGCATTAAGAGGTTTAACTGCCGAAGAGTTGTGCTGTTTCATAATATCCTGCATTTATCAAAACTTCTTTTGTTCTTAGAAATTCAAAGTTATTTGATTCTGATTTATGACACATGATTATGTCGGAAACTTTTAAATGTTTATTACCTTGATCATGCTTTTTAAATTCAGACCATTTTTCAATGACTTTGGTCGCCGCCTCCATGCAGCATTCTGAATATTTGTCGAACAGGCTTTCGTCTATCTCTACTTCCCTTTTCCAGTTTGACCCAATTATAGTATATTTTGTCATTATAATAAGAGTTTAAATTTAACCTTTTAGCAAGTAGCATGGATGAAAGGGGGGGCGAAGTTCGTAAGTTTTATTTTTAATTTTCATTTTTATTTGCGATAATATGGATTGCGTTATCAATTGATGCGTTCCAGCCATGTTCAAAATCACCTTTTGGGTCTTCAACTTTTTGTGTTTTCAAAAAAAACGATTCTGGATCGGTATTGCAAGTTAGACATGGGGTTTTACATCCAGTGACCATACATACAGTTAGGATAATTATATTAATGGTAAGTGGTTTCTTCATCGTGCTATTACTTTAAAGGATTATTTGACTGGTAAAAAGTTAAAAGTTTTTCAAATTTAGAATTGAATTTATACAGGTGTTTAACATATCTCTATTAAAAGGGTTTATTGACTGTTAGTTAAGCCTTTGGATAAGATTCTTCTTTATATCGAACTTCGGCCTGCATTTTTTTTCTCCATCGCGCTTTTCCATGAACGAAGATGTATCTATGCTTTCTTGGTCTTGGTTTCAAATAAAAGTCGTCGCCGTATTTGTCGCGCATTGCTTGTGCGCGATTCTTTACTCCGCGAAATTCGTCAGTTAATGTTAGTTGGTGCAAGTGTTCTTTGCCCTTGACTCTCCAATCCGTTCTTTTGGCACTCAGCCCATGATACGAAAAGCTACATGCCTGATACACGATTCCAGCGTGTCCTTGAGATGAATCAGCAAAACTAATAATTACTTTACCCTTCGGAAGCTTCTTAATGCTTCTCGCCACAAGTCTACTTGCTTCGTTCCTTAGATTGTTACGAAGGCATAGCCTGTTTAGCTCCAAAATACACGATGCGTTCTCTTTGCCGACTATTCCATTTCTAAGAGTTGGGCTTGGCGGCGTTCCATACGTTACGCATCCAACGTTCACTCCGTCTCGGAATAGTCCAAACGCATAAGAAATACTTGGCCACCGCTTTGCGTAATGAATCTCCAATATGTATGGAGCGCATTCTGCACGGGTTATCTCTCTTACTTCGTATAAAGGTTTATCTTCCATTATTAATTATTTTTTATTATTAATTAAAGAAAACTCTTGGTCTTGGTCTTTTGGGTCGTCAGTTGCTGCTGCAATTTTATTTAATTTAAACTTCTCCCCGTAAGCAGTAAGTTCTTCAAGATTTTTACTATCCTCCGAGAACTTGATTGTAGCCCTCGCATGCTCTGTGCGTTGTCGAGACCTCTTATTACCTACAGAGGTGACGTATGCCGGTTCCCTGTCTTTCAAAAGGTATTCGTAGGCCCATTCGTATAGTTCTTTTTGTGTTGGTTTGCTCATTTTACTTGAAGTAGTAGGTTTTGTTTTGATTATTAGCTTCTACCATAATTATCCTCAAGTCTAACTATGTCATCTTCTCCAAAATATTCTCCTAGCTGAACCTCAATAAACACTAAGTCTTCGGCTCCATCGTTTGTTATTTGATGTGCCTGTTCTTTTTCTACGTTAATTACGTGTCCATATTTAACTCTAGTTATATTTCCATCGAGCTTTAGTTTTCCAGAACCTTTGACAACTACCCATATCTCACTTCTTTTAAAATGGTATTGGTAGCTTGGTGACTGTCCAGCTTTTACAGTGATCTTTTTGACTTTGCAGTTTTTGGACTCTAGGATGTTTTCAAACTCTCCCCACGGCCTATTCTCTTTATAATTTGACATTCTTTATAATATTAATTAAAATTGCGGCTAACATAAAAGCATCCACTAAGATGAAATTAATTTAAAGGATTATTTCCCTTGAGTCAATCAAATTTTTACATTTTCTTTTAAGAGCTTTTCTTGAATAAAAAATTCTGCTCATTACTGTCCCTTTGGGTATATTCAACTCCTTTGCGATTTCTTCGTGTCCTTTGCCCTGCAAGGTTAGTTCTAAAATTCTTCTTTCTCGGTCTTTAAGTAGCGAAATAGCTTCTTTAATTATTGATAGCTTTATACTATCTGGCTCCTTTTCTTCAAGAATTTTAAATGGGTCATTATAATCCACTGCAATCCCAGCAACCGTGTAGTAAGCGTCGTTTTCTTCCTCAAGACCTTCTAAGCTTAATTTATTTGATTGATATTTATTATTGCAATGCCGTATAAAACTAACGTATTCGTTTTTTAACGCTCTTGCCATCCAATGATTTATCTTTTTGGGGTTGGACATGGCTTTTATATTTTTGTAAATTTTAGCAAATATAATCTGTACGATGTCTTGTGCGTCATGCAAAGGTACTTGTTTTCTTCTTAGCCTGCTTATAAAAATAGGAAGGTTCGCTTTGAACAGTTCGTTAAAAGCATCTTCATCTCCAGCTTTGTGTTTCTCGCAAAGTTCTATATTTTTTGATTCGTAATCTTCTTTATTAAACTGCATAATAAAAATATATATTAAATAATTAGCTTTTCAATGTTAAAAACTCAAGCTCTCTAATTGCGAGGTCTTTAGACTTCAGCTCTACTTCCCAATCTACATCGTATGACTTGGTTTCGCAAGCGGAAACATAATGAGTATCAAACTGAGTCGGCATATCTGCGTGACTACGGGGGTTGGGTTTGTCAGGGTGAGATTCGGAGTAATGAAACAAAGGCTTATGATCACCCCATGTAGCAATACAATCGTAAATGCCAGAGTCACTTGGGTTACACTTGTCATGCAAATTGTCATAAGTTACGGGAATGCCATGACGCTTGTAAAAATATTTGACTAAGCGTTCGGCGGTCCAAATGCTCTTGTCCTCGTTTTCCACGACAAGACGACTACGAACACTCTTGGTAAGAGTATCAAGGTTGGCGGCAAAGCGGTCAGCGATCTCCCAAAGCTCACCATCAGAGCAGTTGACATGAATATTGATGGGGTTTTGGTAACTGCGCTCGCAACCTAAAAGGTCCATCATCCAGCCTTGATGTTTAAGCTCATTCTTGGTTTTAGCGAGACTAGACTCATTGCGAGACGCAAGCACATTGAATTGATCAGGATGACAAGATAAGCGGACAGGATAGTTGGCTTGGCGAATGGCAGCAAACTCCTGCATGATAGCGTCGTAATCTGGAGCGTCTTCTAATGAATAAGTAAAGTCTGGATGGGTGAGGACGGGGAACAAAGAAGAAGACACGCGATAATTCCAACCATTGTCAGCACAATGCTGAATTATTCGATGGGTTACTTTGATATTGTTGAGCCAGCGAGCAGATAACTCTTTAAGAGCTGTCTTAGGGCAATCCCTAGAACTAAGATCGTTGAAGCGTTTCCAAGTCATGGTTTTAAATGAATGACTTGGTTTGAGTTCGTTGGAAATGCAGCAAAGTGAATGCATGCAACCACTCTATTATATGTTTGCCATTGTGTCAACAAAAAAAAATGTCAGACATAAATGCCTGACATTCTAAAAGTATTTTTTTATTTTTAATTTAGAGGCTTTTTTAAAAGTCCAGATTGCTTTTTCCAAAATCTGATTGTTTCAGCGAGATTTCGGACATCTATATGAACTTCTTCGTTTTTAAAAAGCTTGTTTTCTTCATATTTTTTTATTAACCTTTTAATTTCTGACTCATATAGCATCATAAGATATCCTTTATTTTATTTTCTTTAAATAATTTTTCAATTTTTGATAGAGCAATATTCCTAAGTTGTCTTACTCTTTCTCTTGTAATTTTGTATTTTTTTCCAATCTTAGCTAGGTTGAGCCTATCTTCACCAAAAAGTCCGTAATTCTTTACAATTATATCTTTTTCTCTTTCGGACAAGATTTCCAAACATTCTTTAATTATTTTTAACTTGTCTTTTGTGTCTGCCAATTCAAAAGTTTGCTCCTGATCTACGTTAAAAATTTCAAGCCTTTCTTCTCCAGAATCAAGCTCTTTATTTAGACTTTCCGGTATTCTCATTCTAGTTTTATAAGCAAGCAGCATATCGCTTGTGATGCCTAAAGCCTTTTTAATTGTTGATTCTTTTGGGAGGCGACCGAATTTTTCTTTGAATTCTTGTTTGTATGATTTGATTTTTTCAAAAACTTTTCTAGTACTACAGCTAAAATGAAACTGATTTAAATTGCTGGTTGTATACTTATTGCAAGCATTCACCATCGCAATTCCCGCATAGCTATAAAACTTTACATTGTGTTTAACTTCAAAAGTTTCTGTAGCTTTTACAAGGGCATCGCAGCAAACAGAAAAGAAGTCTTGCAGGGTCAAAGAGCTATTTCTAAACTTGAACGCATATTTATTTGCAAAGGAATAAGCAAATTTCAAATTGTTGAGAACTAACTGCTCTCTATATTTGTCGTCTGGAAGCTCGTTTTTTAACTCTTTTTCTTGCTCAAGAGTCAGTACTTTGTGGTCTAGTGCTTGTTGCAAAAATTCTGGTTCACTCATGTGACGATACATTAAATGGTTATTTGATGCGTGTCAACAAAAAAACCACAACTCAACAACCTTTTGTCGAACATGCAACTTATTGGCATGCAGCCACCCTACTAAGAAATATTCATCGCTTTTTGAATCCCACTGTTTTGTTACGATTACTGGCGTTCTGCCCATGTCAACGCCTCGGTTCAAATCCCGTCTAGGAGCGTCAAATTTGGTTAAATTAAATATTTTTAATTAAAATTGCTCGTCTTCATCTTCGTCTTCATCTTCACCATTAAATTCGTCATCAACTTCCCCCGTAAATTCATAAACACCTAACGAAGCTTGTCTTTGTTGTTTTAGCCAAATGTCTAATTGCCCAAGTCTTGCATAATAGTTTCCAAATCCGCAATCAAAATGTAAAGTTCCGTTTTGTGAGGCTTCGTGCCTTGTGGCAAGAATTTGAACAGTATCAAAATGCTCCCTTAAAATATCAAGAGCTTTATCTAAAAATTGCTCGTCTGGTGATTGTTGATTGTCCACGCTATATATTACCCATCTTTGTCTTCCGAATCCAAATTTTCTTCTTCAGGCTGCTCTATTTCAATAAATGTTTGAAGTATCTGAACGTCAACAAAAAAGATAATCGACGTTAATACTGAACCAAATAAGCAAATAACAGCCCACTCGAAACTCATAACTTCAAGATGGTAAAGCTCTGCAATTAGCAGAAAAACTCCGATTGGGTGCGCTCTACTTATCGTTCTTTTTACTTTTCCTAAAGATGGTATCATAATTTTCTTTATATTTCTTGCTGAAACAATTTCTTGGGCTATCGCCTTTACCGTTATTTGAGCTTTTTAAAGTCTCCTTTTTCATTTGTGAAATGTTTTGAAAGTTCTACATACTTTTTAAGACTCTTCGTATTCATCGGAATTTGGATTAAAAAAAAGAATCTCTTCTTCGGCCTTCACTAAGGCTTCCAAAAGGAATTCGCCTTTGAATTCACCTTTCTTTTTGCCCTTTTCGTAAACTACTATCCTCCAGTTTTTTCTTGGACGAGCCATTTTTTTTATATTTTAAATAAACAATTACCATTATAGTTGAACTCAGGCAACCAAAAACATAGTTAGCTAAAAAAAGCTTCTTGCAGCCAGTAAAATATCGCAGCAAATAAAAAAGATAAAATAGTTAAAGTCAAGATGTCGGTTACTAATGTTGTTATTTGTCTTTTCTTCATTTTTTATTTTTAATTGAGAACCTGAGACTGTTGTGAAGTGGTACCCCCGGCAGGACTCTAACCTGCAACCTAGAAATTAGAAATTTCTTGCTCTATACAGTTGAGCTACGGGAGCATAAATCCGCTATGATTGCATTTGCTCACCAATGTGTAAACTTAAACCCATAGATACGTAAATAGTGCGTTTACGAGTAGTAAGATGCCTGTTGCTTTGTTATTTGTCAAATAATTTCTTGTAAAAATGTGTAATTTATTTGTATGGCCCTTATAGAGTTCAAAAGAGAGCAGTCTATTGATGAAGCTTTTCGTAAGTTTGGATACAATTCAGACATTGATACAAACACTGATCCTGAAGATATTTGGGATTATGGTGGCTTGTATACTTTTGGTTCAGACAGTGGTGAAACTATTAGGATTTCTTCAGACAATACTGGGGACACTGGCTCATTTATAGTTCAGGGATTGGATGAAAATTTTTTAAATAAAAGCGTTACTTTAAATTTGTCAGGCCAAACTCCGGTAACACTAGGAACTTTTTCAAGAGTATTTAGAGGTTTCAATGCTGGATCTACTGATTTAAATGGAAATGTTTACAGTTATGGAACTGGAGCTGTAGCAACTGGAACTCCTCAATCTGCTAGTATGATAAGGTCGATGGTGAAACCTATTTATCAGCAGACACAGATGGCTATTTATACTGTTCCAGCTAATCATACTGCTTATATTTGCGATGTTACTTGCTCTTCTCCAAGGCTCGCAAACCAAACAATTGCTGTTGAAATGCGTCTAGACGTAAGGCAATTTGGAAAAGTATTTAGAAACCAACTAGTGTTTGGAGTAAATGACTCTCTTTATCAAGATGTTTTATTTGCCCCAATCAAAGTTCCCGCCAAATCAGACATTAGATTAAGAGCGCAAAAGGTTTACGCAAATAATACTCCTGTTGCGGCGAGTTTCGATTTGATTTTAAAAAGAGACTTAACCTGAAAACTTGTCGTCTTCGAAGTTTAAAGTTTTAGGCATTTCGCTTCTTATTTCTTGCTGCGTGGCTAATCTCAGCTTTCTATAGCCTATTTTCTTTTTGTCTGCCATAATGGGTCGCCAAACCCACCAATAACCATCAGACATTGAAAACTGTACAAAGTCGTGTGTATTCATTTTTTGTTCACAGTTCGAAGGCAGAGATAGTATGTTCAAAAGGACTGCCTTCAATATTCTTTACTGAGTGGAGCATCATCTCAGCAATGTCACGAATCTCTTTCTGAGCTTCAGGCTTGTTCCTCAGTCCCTGAAAATGATAGAATGATCGCCAGTTGAACATCACGTCCGCAGTGATCTTACTATTGTACGTCTTGAAGAATCGAGCAGATTCCTTGGCACGTTTACGACCAAGAACAGGTTCAAGATCGGCAACGCATTGATGGTAAAGCTCATTCCCCCGCCGAGTATAGTGAGCAAGCGTCTCCCGCCATTCTTTAGACCAATCATCCGGCACGATATACTTGTCTTCTTTTAGTTCCTTGTAACGGGCAGATTCGGCATTGATTGAAACTCCGATACGATGTTTAAGCAGGTGAATGTGAGAAGCAATATCGCAATCAACCAGAAAGTGCAGAGAAGATTTTTCGAAAGGAGTGTGATGACCTTCTCTAGCGAGGAAACTGAGTAGTTTCGGTATTCTGTTTCGTTTTTCATCTGTGATTTCTCGACTGGTCGAAGTCCATGCGCTACAGGCATGAATCTCGTCTGATCCGTAGTGTCCGATAAGTTTGACTGAGTTTTTATTCATTCATTCATTAAACATCTTTCTAAGCACCAGAAGAACCAAAACCACCCATACCACGATGAGTGCCATTAAAGAATTCAGCAACTACCTCAAGCTCAAATGGGTCAACTCTCTCGAAAATGATTTGAGCAATACGGTCGCCCTTCTTAAATTCAAATGGGTCTTCACCAGCATTCAACAGAACAACGCTAATCTCATCTCGATATCCAGAGTCAACCACTCCAGCAAGAATATCAATACCATTCTTGACGGCAAGACCAGAACGTGGAGCGATTCGACCATAGTATCCTCGCGGAATTGCCATTGCGATTCCAGTTTTTACGATACATCGAAATCCAGAAAAGACCTTGCCATCTTCTTGGGCGTAAAGATCCCATCCAGCGTCATCTTCGTGAGCTTTGGCTGGTAGAAGCGCGTCATCAGACAGCTTTTTTACAGATACTTTTGGTTCAAAGCCCATAGTTATATTTTAATCATTGTAATTTTGAAAAGCTTGGCGATTTCGTAAGAAGTTTCCGCTGGGTAATTTTCAAGAAACTGCCCAAAAAAAACTCTAGAGACTTTTTTGATTGAAATTGTTTTTAGGCAAGAAGGGCAGGGGATATGGGTGCAGGCAAGAAATTCTACCTCTCCCGGCTGGCAATAATTCAATACATTTTCTTCTGCATGAACTACTTTTGCTCTTCTCTGGTCGCGATCTGACCAGTCTATTTCGACGCCAGAAGGTGCGCCATTGTACCCGACAATCAGGCTGTTGTCATATTTTTTAGCTACTGCGCCTACTTGAACATAAGGGTCTTCAGATCGATCTTCGGCAATTGAATACGCTAAATTTAAAGCTGTTACGGGCCAAATTTTTCTTTGTCTTGAAAGCATTATTTACCAGTAAGAAAGATTTTTTTGATATATCTAATCTTACCTAAGACATAGCTTGCGTCAACATCTTTTTTGCCAAACTCTAGCAAAGACTCCAACTCTTTTTCCAAGCCTCTAATTTTAGAATAAGCTTCTACAGGCTTTTCTCTTTCAAAGTTGCTAGTATTCATTTTCGTCTATGATTATTTTTTTATTTTTTACGTTTATTATTATCTTTTCTTTTTCGTCGGAGGTTTTTAAATTTTTTATAAACTCAACGAAGCAAAAATTGCAAAAAACTCCATACTCTTTACTGTAAAAGAAGCCTAATTTATCAGCAGCTTTTAATATTTTGTATTCTCTGCCAGTGTATGACATTTCACAACAAGAACAAACTGTTAGTTCTTGAAGATCGTCGCTAGGATATAAAGCTTCACAAATCACAAACTATATTACACAGTTAAGCTTGTAAAACCTTGTCGATATAATTTTGATGACATCGTCCTATAATTTGTGTAGCAGAATCTCTTCCTTCCCATCCTATCACTTCAGTCTTCTCCGTTGGAACGCTGCATGCGGCCTACAAGATAAGTTCTTGTGCTATGCAGTGTGTTGCTCATTTTTCAATAATTTTGAAAGACTTTTTCTGCCTTCTTTCTATTTGCTTGAGATACTTTTGAGCTTTTGAAAAGCCTTCTTCTGTGTGTTCAAATGCACCGTGACAAAAGTTTTTTTCTTTATCTACGATTATATATGACTTTTTAATCTTCTTGGGCATCTTTATCTATGTATCCTTTGTACTTGTCGTAGAAGTCATCGCAAATTTGCAGTTCTCTACTGGCTCTAGCCAGTAAAACTTTTAGATTAGAAATGGCTCCATTAAGCTTTTGTAAATTTTCTGGAGTTGGAGCTTTTGAGTATTCTTGCTGTAAAGAGTCTAGTTTTGTTATCGCTTCTGTTGTGTTTTTAACGAGCCAGTTTGCTGAGTCATCTAAAACTTTAAACTCATCTGAAATTTGTCCTGAAATGTTCATCTATTAACTTTTCTAAAAATTCCAAATGGAAAACCATAAAGCTTTTTCCATTTTTATATCGGTTATGTCTGTCGTCAAACATAGCTTTCTCTTTTATTTGTGTCAATAAATTTCTTATTTCTGACTCTTTATTCATCTCTGATGATGTCTAATATAATTTTTTCCATTTTCATTAAAGACGGAAGCGTTACACAGTCTATTTATTGAATATTGATTTGTATTGGCTTTTGTGGTTCAAGTTTTGGTAGTGTCACTTTGGCAATTCCATCTTTCATAGAAACGGTACATTTTGACACTTCTGTGCCTTTGGGTAAAGGCCATTTTTGGTGGTATTTATATTCGTCGCTTTCGCCTTGGGCGGTGAGAATAGACTCTTGGATGGTAAATTTAGCGTCTTTTTTGTCAATTCCCGGCATTTTTAATGTTAATTTGTAGTTTCCGTCTTCGTCTTCTGACCAATTACTTCCATATACTACTTCGTAAGTGGGCCATTTGTCCATATTACCTTGTAGTTCTTGTAAAAGGCTTTTTGTAAGCGAGCTTGAGTCAATAGATAGAGTGTTCATACGAACTTGTTTTAGCATTTCTCATGCCAACTTTCTAAAAAATATAAATTATTCTATCTTGTCCATCTTCACATTTTATTATTTTTGAAAATTCTGGCTTTTGATTATTTGTCCATTTAGATATTTGGTCATAATTTATTTGGTGGTGAATTGGGTCTTTTGGACACTCCCACATAAATGGAAAACTTAAAACTGTATTTTTACTTACTCTTCTTAGCTCCGAAAAAGCAATACTTTGTGACCCTTCTAAATGTTCCCAAACCTGTAGAGCAATTGTAAGGTCGAAAGACCTATCTAAAAATGGAACTTTACTTTCAAAATTTAAAAGCATATTTACCCTTCCCCAAGCAACCATGTCAGTTTTAAAAGACTCTTTGGATACAGGGCAGTTGCCAGCTCCTATTTCCCAACAGTTTTCTGGATTTAATTGTCGTGCAATTTTACTTACTTCAGATATATATGACCATCGACCTTTCCAGTAGTCGTGGCCCGAAGTATTTTCATCGAAGTCCTCTTTTGATATAAAATTCATTTGAGTTGCTCAATCTCTTTTAAAATCCAGTTATGCTTTTCACACTTCTTTAAGCAATCTAAGACAAAGTTTCTGAAATTTATCCAGTGTCCTTCTTTTTCGTTTAGAAATATGTGAACATGAAAGCTGTTAGCTTTTTCGCCATTTATAAAAATGTCTTCGTCAATTTCGATTTTTAAAGCTTTTTGAATTGACTCTTTGTTGGCGTCGGAATTGTAGGCTCTCCAAAATCCAATGTTGTGAGTTTGGTCAAATTCTTTTATAGAAAAAAACGTTTTAGCGTTATTTATACATTGCTGGTCTGTGAATCTACTTTCTTGATAAATTGAATCTTTCCACCATTGAGGAAAATACTTGTCTCTTGCGAAGATGAGGCCAGTATTATATTTGCCAAACATCTGATTGTAATTTAGCTCTTCTTTTCGCCTGTAGTGAGGAGTTATAGCTACATCCCCACGAACTTGATCTTCAAAAGGTTGCAAAAATATGAAATCAGAATCTACAAAAAGAGTGTTGTCGTAAACCTCAAGAGCTTTTTCTATCGGTAAATATTTAAGAGTTAAAGGTTTGAAATTATGATAAGATATATCTGCCCAATAGGGCCGCTTCACCTCTTCTAAGTGTATTTTGTAAAATTCACAATTTTGAATATTGTACTTTTCGATTATGTATCTGATGAATTCATCTCCGCACACAATGAGGGGTTCATTGTGATGCTTCCTTAGAGTCTTGGCCATCAAGACAAATTCGTTCCAGCAATCTTTAGTTGCTATAGTGCAAAAGCTTTTTACTTTTTCCTCTTTAAACAGGTTACTTAGTAAGTCTTGAAATCTAAACCAATTCTTTTCTCTTTTGTTTTGGTCGAGGCTTATTGATACAGATCCTTTTCTTAAAAAATGTCTGTATACTGGTTTTGTATTTTTGCAAATTATGTTTTTTTTGTTGAAGAGCATTCTTGCGTAAAACATTGCGTCTTCATGGCATGGGTACTCTGACCTGAAACAGAGTCCATCATTTGGAACGCACTTTAAATTTATGATGGACGCCCAAGTTCCGAAACAAAATTTATAATCATAAAAATTGTTGGCATTTGCTACTCTGCTTTTTCCGTCCAAATCTATAATTTCATGAGATCCTATGACACAGTCGGCATCGCTTTCTCTTATCTCGTTATAAAGATCTAAAATGGCAGGAAGAGCTTCGTCATCTGCGTCCACCATGTAAGCATAAGGATATTCGTCTTGTATGGTTTTAGCTATTTGCAAAAGTTTATTTTTTACATGGCTCACATTGCAAGATGGTGATTCATTTTTAATATGAATTCTTTTAGAGCAGGAAGATTGATGTTCCTTTAGAATTATACTTGTTGCATCTTCTGAGAAGTCATTCAAAGTGATAAATGCCCATTTGTCTACATTTTTAAAAACTCTTTCGATAGAGTCGAGCATTTTGGGAAGATACTTCTCCGCATTTTTAGCCCCCATCAATACTTGGATACCTTTTTCTTTTGAGCCTGAAGGGTTTACGGTCTGATCGTCTTCTTGAGAAGAAGCTTGGGTAGGTATCTTTTTATTTAACTTTAGAGAGCTAGCGAATTGCTGCCTAAACAAATAGCTTTTAGTTTTTAAAAAGTCTTGAAGCTTTTCTAATTTAAATTCCGAACTTAGAGACGAAGAGTTTTCGAAAAAAGAGTTTAAATCTTCATCAGAAACAGAAACTTGTTGAAGTTTTTCTTTTCCTTCCTTGTATCCTGCTGCCACTAAAAAACTATACGTCATTAAAAAAATCTTCCATTTCCTGCCAAACTTCTAAAGGTGTCGTACTTTTTAAAGCTTGGAATCTATCTTCTATTAGTTTTTCCTTCTGCTTTCTTTTGCAATTGCACCCCGTACTCAAAGTAGCTTTAACGAAATCCAAAAAAGGAGCCACAAAGTTATAATCAGTTTTAACTTCGGGCCTTTTGTTTACTTTGTTTAAAAAATCCTTGCTATTCATCAATAAACCTCCAGCTCAAAATAAAAGCACTATAAATTAAAAGAAGATGTTCTAAGTTTTTTTGTGCAATGCAAGAGACTAAATACAGCCAAAAAGAAAAACAGTATGGACAAGAGAATAGTTTGCTTAAAAAAGACTGGCTTTTAAAATTCCAATACTCTAAATAATTTGAGCAGTTTAAAGCGTTTCGTTCTTTTTCATAGCCTGAAGCGTCAATTCCAAAAAGCTTCACGTAATAAGAGAGGAGTTCTGTCTTGTAAACTATAAATAAAATAGAAAAAACGCTACTCCAAGTTAATAATAAATCAAATGACAGTTCAAGAAGCTTCATGCATTTTAATTGAGTGGTTTAAAGATAATGATTATTTCGACTTAGAATATAATTATAATAGCGTTGTAAGAGGGAAAAATCTACACAAAGATGCAAAATTAGTTAGATCATCGCTTTTAGCTGCCCTAGAGAATATAGAGGAAGCTGGAATTGTCAAGTCTACTGTTCCAGCTACAAATTATCAAAAAATTTGGGTTCTCCAAAAAAAGCTTTGTGATCTTGACCAGACGGTTAAACTTTCTGGCAATATTTGTCGTGGAATCTACGATTTTCTGAGTGAATGTGCAAAAAATTTAGACATGGACTGCACTACAGACCCTTTGAATATCTCACAGGAAGACGTTGAGTCTCTGTTGTGGGCTTTGAATCTTCTGAAAGAGGATAAAAAAAATGATTGACAAAATCAAAATTACCAACCATAAATACAAACAGCCACCTGAGAAATCAGGCGTGATGAGCTACGGAGACCTGAAAAATCGGCCCGACTCCTTGGCGGGAGACGCATGAATTTAGCTCTACAAATAAAAAATCGTATGGTATTGGGCAAACTGTAACTCGGACCATACGGCCAATCTGAGAGTAATTTTAGAAAGGTGTCCCAGACAAGCGTGAGAATGTTTTTCTACTAAGGGAAGGGAATTGATCCTTCTTAGCGAACGGGACAGAGACTTGGGTTCCTGAACGGTATCAGGATGAGGTAGGCGTAAGTTTTAGACGCACACCAAAAAGACCTTGTAGCGAAAGCTAGGTGTCAAACTCACAGGATAGAGTTAAGAGTACACTTTCTTCTAGTGCCATAATTAGTTTTTTTAAACGTTATGAGCATTAGGAGAGGTGTATCCTCAAGGATAGAATCAAGGCTTAGGGAGTTTATGGTTTACTTTATGAAGTTGCTGAGTATATTAAGTTTATGAAATTTATAGGTATTTGTGGTTATGCTAACTCAGGTAAAGATCTTCTTTGTAGTGTTTTGGAAGATTACTACAGTGGCGCAAGAGTTGCTTTGGGAGACTTCTTAAAACAACAATGTAAATCTGAGTGTATTAAAAAATTTGGAATCGATCCTACTGATTGTTCAAGAGAGGATAAAGATAAAGTAAGAGACTTTCTTGTTTCTTATGCAGAATCTTTAAGGACAATAAGTTCTGGTACCCACTTTACAAGCCTAGCAGACAACTGTATTAAAAACTTAAGTAAATATTACGATGTTTTTATTATTCCAGACATTAGGTTCGACTATTATCCCAAAGATGAAGCTAATTGGCTTTTATCGAAACCTAAATCTATTTTGATTCATATTGAAAGAGAAGGAGTTTCTGCGCCAAACCACACTGAAAAAATAAACACGCCTAAAGTTGTTAAAAAGGCACACTTGAATGTAATGCCCCCTAATTTCGTTGATGAAAAAAACAAGAATAAAGATTTTTTAGATTTTTTAATTTCTTCTGGCACTATAGACACTATTAATGAAAGACTTAGAATTAGCTCAACAAGTGAAAAATGATGAAGATCAGGCTGCTCTTCAGGAACTGATTGAAAAGCACCAAGGAATTTTTTACACAATTGTTCACAAGTATTCTACGGTTTTCAAACAGTCAGGAGTTTATAAGAATGATATTCTTGACGATAGAGATTACATTATTTATAAAACCGCCAAGTCTTTTCAATCTGACAAAAACGCTAAATTTTCAACTTGGTTAGGCAACTGTACAAGATACGAATGCTTGAATAGAATTTCACAGAAAGCCAAATACGTTTACTCCGAAGAACTCGGAAACCAAAAACCTTGCGCCACAATACAGGAATCCGACTCTTGCAATGAAGAAAAGGTCCGATTCTACTTCGATGAAGTAAAAAAGCTCAGTGACGAAAGGATGTTAAAAATTTTTAAATTAAGGTACTTGAACGGGACAAGAAAAGTCATGCCTTGGAATCAAATAGGCAAAAAATTAAAAATCTCTACACAAACCGCACTGAATATTCACAACAAAGCAATTGAAAGAATAAAAAGTAAAACTTTTGTTTGACAAATACGAAAACCAAAAGTATCTTAATCGAATGAGTGAACCCTCTCAAAAAGAAAAAATGGTAGAAATCGCAGCTTTTTGGCGACGAACTTCTAAAAACGGCAAGAGATATCTTGCAGGAACAATGAAGACCGAAGATATTCCTGAAACTTTTGGTGAAAAAGTGAAGGTAATTATGTTCGACAACAAGTCCAAGGAAAAGGAAAACCAACCAGACTTTTATCTTTATCTGTCCAACAACAACCAGCTCCAAGCAGCAAAAGTCGCTGGAGATTCCCTCAGTGAAGAAGAGGGTCAAAATACAGAACAGAGTCAGGATAGAGAGACTGCAACTTCTAATCACTCTCAAAGCTCAGAAGACATTCTATGAGTCTAACCCTCAATGTTCCCGTTAACAGTGTCTCATTTGGGCAGCTATCAACTGCCCTCTTGAGGCATTGTTACTCTAACAATATCGACGTTAATCTTTTTCCTATTGGAAATGTCGATGTTTCTACTCAAGAGCCGGATGAAGGATTCAATAAATTCTTAAAGAATAGTATTGATTCTGCTCATGAAACTCATGACAGGCAATGTCCAGCTTTCAAGCTTTGGCACCTCAATGGTTCTTATGAGTCTGTTTCTGAGAAACAGGTTCTTCTGTCTTTTTATGAGCTTGACCAGCCAACAAAATTTGAACTTAATGTAGCTCGAAACAATCATACTCTTTTTTCTTGTGAAGAAACTTGTGAGCTTTTTAATTCCAAGGGGGTAGGAACAGATTATCTTCCTTTGTTTTTCGATTCTCATAATTTTAAAAAGACAGACAAGCAATATTTTACTGATGGCAGAATTGTTTTCAACTTGGCTGGCAAGTTTGAAAAAAGAAAGCATCACGAAAAAGTCATTCGTGCTTGGGTCAAGAAGTTTGGAAATGACCGTAGATATGTATTGCAAACCAGCGTATTTAATCCGTTTCTTTCTCAAGAGCAAAATGAAACTGTTCTCAAGAACGCTTTAGACAACAAGCCTTACTTTAATTTAAATGCTATGGGTTATATGCAGAAGAATAGCATTTATAATGACTATTTAAATTCTGCCTCTATCATAATTGGTATGAGCGGTGGCGAAGGATGGGGTCTGCCAGAGTTCCAAAGCGTTTGTATGGGCAAGCATTCCGTTGTCCTAAACGCTTCTGCTTACAAGCAGTGGGCTAACGCAGAAAATAGCGTTTTGGTTGAACCTAGCGGTAAAATTCCAGCTTATGATGGCCATTTCTTTAAAGAAGGAGCAGATCAAAATCAAGGATCTATTTATGACTTTGATGAAGATGCTTTTATTGCTGGATGCGAGGAAGCTATCAAAAGAGTTGAGTCAAATCCAACCAACGAAGCCGGAATGAAGCTTCAGCAGAAATTTACTGTTGAAAAAACATTCAATAAAATTCAAGAGTATTTGAAAAATGCCTGAGTATCTTTTTAGAAACCCAGAAACTGATGAATATATTAGCGTTATCCAAGGCGTTAATGAAGATCATTCTTATTCTGAAAATGGAGTACAGTTTGAAAGGATTTTTACTGTACCAAACGCTTCTATCGGTTCAAAGCAGGATGGAAGCTATGAATCATTTAAAAAGGCTACTACAAATAAAAAAATTACTTTAGGAGATGCTTGGAGCATATCCAGAGAATCTTCAGAGAAAAGGCAGCAAGACCAAGGCAGAGACAAAGTTAAAAAGTCCTACTTTGAAGACTACTCCAAAGACAGACAAAATAAAAAGCACATCAAAGACAAGTAGTTGTGCAGCTTAAAACAAGGTTTGATAATTCTTGGGATAACCGCATTCGTGGCTCTCTTAGAAAGCCAAAAAGCAATAACTTGACACTCCTATTCTTTTAGCGTAATATACAACGGCATGAGCGAAACTATTTCTAATGAATTTATTAAAGGTTATCAAGGCAAGCACCCTAATTGGGGTTTCAATGGTTTAGGCTACATTGTATACAAAAGAACTTATTCTAGATTAAAAGAGGACGGTAAAACTGAGGAATGGCCTGAGACAATTCAAAGATGTATCAACGGCGCACAACAAATTGGAGCCAATTACACAAAAGAAGAAGCTGAAAAGCTTTTTGACTTGATTTTCAACCTCAAGTGCAACTTCGCCGGAAGAATGCTTTGGCAGCTTGGCACGCCGACTGTCGAACGTTTCGGGGCAAATTCACTACTCAATTGTTGGTTCACTCAAATGAACGAGCCAAAGTCCTTCACATTCTTGTTTGAGAATCTTATGCTTGGTGGAGGTGTTGGATTTAGCGTTCGTCGTGAGGACGTCCACGAACTTCCAAGAATTAAAACTGGTGTGAACATTTGGCATGATGAAAACCCAGAAGGAGTAGCAACAAGAGATGCAGATTTTATTGTGCCTGATTCCCGTGAAGGATGGGTGCAATTACTCGGCAAAGTTTTAAAAGCTTTCTTCTCTACAGGTAAAAGTTTTTCTTATTCTAGCGTTCTTATTCGTGGTGCTGGCGAATTGATTAGAGGATTTGGCGGTACTGCTTCTGGACCTTATATTTTGATCAATGGAATCACTAAAATTTGCGAAGTACTCAAATCCCGTGAAGGTAAAAAGCTTCGTTCAATTGATGTTCTTGATATCAATAATGTCATTGGAAGTATTGTAGTTGCTGGTAATGTTCGCCGTTCTGCTGAAATTGCTATTGGAGATCCTGACGACTTCCTTTTTCTAAGAGCCAAGCGATGGGATCTTGGAGGCATCCCAAACCATCGTGCAATGTCCAACAACACTATCTACTGCGATAGCTATGAACACACCTCAGACGCCCTCTGGGAAGGCTACAATGGCAATGGAGAGCCTTATGGTCTATTCAACTTGCCCTTGTCTGAGAAGTATGGCAGGAAGCGAGACGGGGTAATGAAGAAAAGCGACCTTTATCCAGAAAACAAGGATAATGTCGTTGGAACAAATCCATGCGGTGAAATCAGTCTTGGAAACTACGAATGTTGCAACCTTAGCGAATTGTATCTAAACAATATTGAGTCTAAAGAAGAAATGTTTGAATGCGCCAAACTACTTTACAAGACTCAAAAGGCTATTTGCGCTCTTCCATTCATTCACGAAGAGACAAATAAAATTGTTCACAAAAATATGCGAATCGGTCTTGGAGTGACCGGAATTTGCCAAAGTAAGGGCAAATTGGATTGGCTAGATTATACCTACACAAAACTTCGCGCATTTGACAAGGACTATTCAAAGAAAAATGGATACAATCAATCCATCAAGCTAACCACCGTAAAACCAAGCGGAACATTGAGTCTTCTTGCTGGATCTACTCCCGGTGTGCATCCAGCTTTTTCTCATTACTTTATTCGTCGTATCCGCATGGCTGCTAGCGACTCTCTCGTAGTCACTTGCAGAGACCTTGGATATCACACAGAGTTCGCCAAGAACTTTGATGGAACCGAAAATCATGACACTTTTGTTGTTGAGTTTCCGTGTGAGTTTGACGAAAAGGCGGTTGTAGCAAAGGACATGAGTGCCATTGATCAGCTTGAGCTTATAAAAGTCCTTCAGTCAGATTGGGCCGACAATGCTGTATCATGCACCGTCTACTATAAAAACGAAGAACTTTTAGAAATCAAACAGTGGCTTTCTAAAAATTACAAGAACAATATCAAGAGTGTTTCTTTTCTTCTTCATTCTGATCATGGATTCGTTCAAGCTCCTTATGAAGAAATCGACCAAGATCAATATGAAAAAATAATAAAGAGGGTCAGGCCAATTAAATCTATTCAAACTTCAAACGAAATGATTGAAGGAATTGAGTGTGAAGGTGGAGCATGTCCGATCAGGTAATCACAAAAGAAGATATCTCAATTGTCATACAGGGGCCAATTGAGGAAGGAACTGATGAAGCATTAAATTCTTTTGAAGGGTTTTCTGATATAGTTTTGTCTACTTGGGAAAATGAAGACCTTTCTCTTTTGAAAGATGTTAAAGTAGACTATAGGTTAGTTACTTCAAAATATCAAGATTGTGGCGATACATTTCTAGAGAGACTTAACAAAGCTACTGGAAAGCCATACTGTTACTGGATGTATCAGACTAACTATAATGGAGTTGCTAACGCTAAAAATAAATTCTCTTTAAAATGTAGAACAGACGAACTTTATCCTGATCTTTCTATTTTTCTGGACAACTTTTTTAAATACCCAGAAAGGATTCATACAACCAACAACGGTTTTTGGAAGCATATCCCAGCTATGCTTTCTAACCATTTTTTCTTGGGAGAAACAGAAAAATTAAAAAACTGCTTTTCTAATATAAAAAAGTTCCTTTCCAAAGAATCCTTTACAGAAAAAAAGTTTGATAATCTTTTATATTCAGAGCAGATATTTGGATACTTTTACATGCTCGAAAACTCACTCGATATTTTAGATACTGACTGGATTGATGCTTTTAAAAAGAATGTATTCATAACCCCAATGTCAGATCTTCCAAATCACCTACATTCAGGAGCAAGCGATACTTCAAGTCAAGTAAAAAGAGTCGCAAATTTTCCAAATGGTAGACCAGATATGGAGCCAGTTTCCAGAACCATGTTTAATGATATAAATGAAATACCTTGGAGATATCAATTATAATAAGCTTTTTGTAGTTGGCCCATCTTTTGATCTTCAGCTTCTTGACTTGGAGACACTTCAAGCAAAAAGAAGTCACGGCTATAAAATATTTTCGTACGGAGACTCAATAAAAAGATTCTTCGAACTCGATTTTGAGCCAGACTACTGGACTTTTGTAGACCCAAACACTGTATTCCACTTTCAAGACGAAATAAGGTCTGGCAAATTTAATAATATAGAATTGCTTGTTCCAGATCTTTACAGTGATAATTGTAAAAATTTTTATAATTGCGGTTATAGCTCTATAAATTTAGAAAGAAATAAAAATTTGTTTTTTGAATTAGAGCAAGGCTTCGATCAAGCTTTTAGAAAATACACCAAATTAGATTTTGAACCAATAAAAGGAATTGGAGATAAAACTAACTATAAACAAAAGCTTTACGTCCACCTAAGAAAAGACCTTATAGATTTTTTGAATCCTTGTAAATTTTCGTACAATTTACTTCCTTTGATTTTCTTTGTATTCAAAGACTATAAAAAATTTAAATTTTTAGCGTTTGGTCAGTACAATCTTCCAAGGTATTTTAATAAATCTTCTGGCGATTACATTTTTTATGCAAAATGCTACGAACAAATCAAGCCTAAGTTTATCAACTACATTAAAGACAACCAATTAAACTTGACATTTGTAGGTAGCGAAAGCTATTTTAAAGAACTAGAAGCATGACACCATTACATCTCTCAAAAAAGAAAGTTCTAATTACGGGCGGCACAGGCTCACTTGGTAAAAGCTTGGTAAACAGGCTAAAGCGTTATGGAGCTTTTCCTATAGTTTACAGTAGAGACGAAGGCAAGCAAGCATTGTCTTTCGGTCAAGACGAAGCTGTAAAAACCGTTATTGGAGATGTCCGCGATTTTGAAAAGTTAAACGTTACCCTCAAAAGACACAAGCCAGACTACATTATTCACGCAGCAGCACTCAAAAGAATTGATGACATGGAGTTTTATCCAGACGAGTGCATCAAGACCAATATAAACGGATCTGAAAATGTAGCCAGAGCAGCACTTCAAAACGATATCAAGAAGTGTATCTTGGTTTCTACAGACAAAGCTTGCCAACCAGTAAACGTATACGGATCTTCAAAGTTCATAGCCGAAAGAATTTTTACTAACTATGATTACAATTCAGATTCAACAATTTTTTCTTCTGTAAGATACGGCAATGTCATTGCTTCAAGAGGATCTTTCATACCACTGTTTATGGAGAAGATCGAGAAAGGTGAGACAATTAAAATCACTTCAAATGAAATGACTCGCTTTTTGTTTACTCTAGAAGATGCCGTAGACTCTGTTTTAAGAGCTTTGGAAAACTCAACTGGTGGAGAAGTATTTGTTCCACAGATAAACTCTTATACTCTTCCTTGTTGCGTTTCTGCTATATCAAAATTGGCTGAGATAAGTGCAAAAACTGAAGAAGTCGGACTAAGGCCGGGAGAAAAGCTACATGAAGATATGCTTGCAGAAACTGAACTTCCATTCACCTATAAAGTAGACGACATAAACTTGCTTCAAGTAAGGCCTCAGTACACAAATAAATCCTATCAAGACTTCAAAAAATACGATGGTCCGCATTTTAACTCAAAGCTTTGGGTTAAAGATGATGTTGATCATTTGATGGGTCTAATTAAAAGAGGGTCTGAGGGACGCTTGTGAGGATTTTTCAAAACGAGTTTTTTAATAAAGAACTAATAGATATAGTTCAGGTATTTGATACTTGCGAGCTTGGTTTTGGAAAAAATGTTCCTTTGTTAGAGGATAAGTTTGAGTCATTTTCAAATAAAAAATATAATGTAGCTACGAACTCTGCAAGTGCCGCAGCTTTTGTTCTTTTTTCATACTTGAAAGAAGTTTATGGAGAATGTGATGTATATGTACCGTCTTTAACGTTTAACTCTCCAGTTTGGGCTGCTCAACATCACGGTCACAATATAATTTTCGTAGATGTTCAAGATGATGCCAACTTTTCTTTTCAAGATTATCTTTCAGTAAGACGGTCTAATGGATCATTATGCAAACCTGTTGTAATGCCAACGCTTTATAGCGGAGTTTCTACTATACAAAATATTGACTTGGTTGGAGATGAAATTTTAGTAGTTGACTCTGCCCACTGCATTACTCCGACGATAAAGTGCGATTTTATCTTTTTTTCTTTTCATCCCCAAAAACCGATTTGTTCCTCTGATGGTGGCATGTTATCATGCGATAATGAGTCTGCCTACCATTACTTTAATAGTTATAGAGATTTTGGTAGACAAAATTCATCTTCTAGCTACGACATAAATCAAAATGGCTTCAAGTTTTATATGAACAACTTGAACGCTACCATAGCTTTATCGCAATTAAACAAACAGGCTTCCAAAATTAAAGAAAGGAAAGCTAGATATGAGAAGCTAAAAATTGATTTCGGACAACAGCTAAGTATTCACGACAATAACTCTTCTTATTATTTTGCGACCTTGATTTCTGAAAAATCAAAAGAGATTAACAAGATCAATAAACTTCAAAAGCTTTATCCGCCCCTACATAATACTTCTTTTTATAAGAGATTTAAGATCAGAGAATTGCCAAATACAGAAAGAATTTACGAAAAGCTTTGTAACATTCCTTTGTCTCATTCGTTATGAAAACATTTGTTATAGCAGAAGCTGGAGCTAACCATGACAGAAGCTTTGATCAAGCTATCAAATTAATTAATCTAGCTAAAGAGGTCGGATCAACCGCTGTCAAGTTTCAGACTTATTCTTCCGAGACTCTTTATTGCAAAAATACTTCAGACTTTGCTGGGTACAAAAACGTAAACAAATTAATTAAAGACATTGAGCTTCCTAGAGAGTGGCAAAAAGATTTAAAAAAATATTGCGACGATCAAAATATAGAGTTTATGTCTACCCCCTTTGATGAAAAGGCTGTAGAAGAGCTTGTAGATATTGGAGTTAAAAGACTTAAAATATCTGGATTTGAATCGACAGACTTTAGGTTTGTTGAAATGGTAGCTTCAGCAAAGCTACCATTAATTGTTTCCGTTGGAATAGGCTTTAGAGACGAGTATCTTACTAAACTTTTAGATATTTGCACAAAGCACACAGAAGACATTACTTTACTGCACTGTAATAACGCTTACCCAACCCCAATCGACCAATCAAACATCAATAATATTCCTTGGCTCAGAAGATCTTCCGCTCACAAAGGAGCTAAAGTGGGCTTCTCTGATCATACTTTGTCAACGCTAACTCCAGCTTTTGCCGTAGTGAAAGGGGCAACAACGATTGAAAAACACTTTACCTTAGACAGATCATTGAAAGGTCCAGATCACCCATTTGCAGTTGAACCCGAAGAACTTCGGCAAATGGTTTTAAACATTTTAGAGGCAGAAAAGGCTCTTACCAATTTATCTGCAAATAAACTTTCCAAATCTGAAGAATCTTTTCAATTCGCAAGAAGATCTGTGGTTGCTAAAACCAAGATAAAAAAAGGAGAAGTTTTAACAGAGAATAATATTACCACAAAAAGACCTTATGATCCTGTTTTGTCTATTGCAGCGTCAGAGTTTGAAAATGTTTTAAATAGAACTTCTGCAAGAGATTACGAGCAAGACGAAATGATATGAAAATCCTACGTCTTGTCTCTGAAAAATATAATATTTTAACTTTTTTAAAGCAGTACGGATTGGCAGCGATTGAACGAATGAAGAATCCCACAGTTTCTAAAAAAATACATCTAAAAAGAGTAGAAAAAAAAGATTTAGAGCAGTTAAGGCTCTGGAGAAATGAACCCGATCTTAGAAAATACTTTAGAGAGCATAAGGATATCACCGAGACAGATCAGCTAAACTGGTACGAATCTAAAGTTTTAAACGATCCAAATCAATACAACTTTTCTATTTTTGCTAAAGACAAGCTTATAGGGCATTGTGGGCTGTATTATATTAATTGGATCAATAGGTCAGCGGAGTTTGGCATATATATTGGCGACAGAGATTATAGAAATGGTGGATATGGCTCAGAATCTTTAAGAGCTTTGATAAAGTTTGGGTTCGAAGACTTAAACTTAAATAAAATTTGGTGCGAAGTTTATAGCAATAATAAGTCGATTCGCGTTTATAAACATTTAGGATTCGTATACGAAGGGACTTTGAGAGACACCTATTTTAATGAAGGTAGGTATTGGGATTCTGACATGTTGAGTTTGTTAAAAAAAGAGTATGAAATGTTGCAAACAAATCAAGCCTAAGTCTATCAACCACAAGAACTTGAATGAAATTTGTTTAATTGTTCAGGCTAGGCTTGGCTCACAAAGAGTTCCTCGCAAAATGATTAAACCGTTCGCTGGAACCACTTTGGTAGATATACTTTTTAAAAAGCTTAAAAGTTTAAAAAATATTCCCACCAAAAATATTTATTTTTCTGCTTATGAAGACGAGCTAAAACAAATAGCTGAAAACCATCACATAAATATCTTTCACAGATCAGAGCAGTCTGCGAAATCCGAAGGAGACCCTTTATCAGAGATATATGAGTGGTATAACAAGCTTCCTTTCAAATACGTAGTCCTTGTAAGTGCCTGCAACCCGCTCTTAAAAGCTGAAACGATAGACGACTTTATAGACAATTACGCAAAATCAGACAAGAATGGGGGCTTCGCAGTTTTCGAGAAAAAGACTTACTATTGGGACAAAAACTCAAAACCGATCTCTGACTGGAAAGGCAGAACAACAATGAACACTAAATTCGCTGAGCCAACCTACGAAGCAGCACATTGTTTGTATGCAAGCGAAATGAGTGGTATCGAAAATGGAGTTTGGATGGATGATAAATCTCCACCGCAACCAGAGCTTTTCGTAATGAACGAGCTGGAAGCTTTTGATATTGATTATCAATGGCAATTTGATACAGCAGAAGCAATTTACAAAAACAAAGAGAACAATAATTTAATATGAAGAAAATAATCATCACAGGAATTTTAGGGCAAGACGGGGCTAATATGGCAGAGTATCTTCTGTCTTTGTACGACGAATTATGCGAAGAATACGATTATGAAATTTATGGTATGATGCGTAGATCTGCCAATCCAAACTTCAAAAACATTGAAAAAATTAAAAATCATCCAAGATTCAACTTACAATTCCTTGATCTTGGTGATACGGCGAGCATTGATTCAACAGTAAAAGAAGTCGAACCAGATTACTTTATTAATTTCGCCGCGAACAGCTTCGTTGGTATTAGCTGGAAAATGCCAGAACAAGTTATGGACGCGAATACTCTTGGCGTTTTGCGTTGTCTTGAGGCTGTTCGTAAATTCAAACCAGACTGTCGATTCTATAGCGCAGGGTCTAGCGAGGAATGGGGTGACGTTGATTACAGTCCTCAAGACATCGACCATCCAATTAAACCTCGCAGTCCGTACGGAGCTTCAAAAGCAGCGGCAAGGCATCTCGTAAAGGTTTACAGAGAATCTTATGATATGTATGCTATTCACGGTATTCTTTTTAATCATGAAGGAACGAAGCGTGGAGAAGAGTTCGTAACTAGGAAGATCTCAAAAGGAGTAGCTAGAATCAAATACGAAGGAGAGGCTTCAGATCCCATTGAGCTTGGAAATATTAACGCCAAAAGAGACTGGTCAGATTCCAGAGACTTTGTAGAAGGCATTTGGTTGATGATTAACCAAGACTCTCCAAAAGATTATATTCTTTCTAGTGGAGAAACTCATAGCATCAGAGAGTTTGTTGAAAAAGCTTTTGCTGTCGCAGGAATTAACGGATCTTGGCATGGACAAGGTCTTGACGAGGTTTTTGTAGATGGAGACCAAGTCTTGGTGAGAATAAATCCAGAATTTTATAGGCCAGCAGAAGTTGATCTTCTTTTAGGAGACTCTACTCCAATTCGTGAAGAACTTGGGTGGAAACCAAAAATTTCATTTGACAAATTGGTAGAGTCTATGGTACAGTATGACATAGATGAAGCCAGACGCAACTAAATGTCAACTTTTAGTTGAATCAATGTTGGAGGGTCAAAAGATTATTTGGCCCGTCCAAATCCCCGTAGCGCAAAAGCTTATTAGTTTTTGCGATGACTTATCTTTTTGGCTAAAAGTCAAAAACGATCTGGATATTCGAATATATTCTCTCAAGCTTTTTCTTTCTGTCCCAATGAAGAAAAAGCTTAAAGAGGAGAAGAGAAAGTTTTTTCTTGACAAAAAGCCAAAGGAGGAGCATACTCTACAGCAAGACAAAATAGGCGAAGACGCAGAGAAAAAGAAAAAGAAAATTAAAACTTTAAAGGATTTTTTAAAAAATGGGTAGAAAAAAGAAAGAAACTCAGGAAGGTGGGCTTACTACAATAGGTCAACTCGAAGCCTATCTAAAAGAAACTAAGGATGATCATTACAACTATTCCGAAAATGTGAGCTATAAAGTTAAAAGCGGAAGTCTGATTTTAGACGTAGCAACAGGTGGGGGAATTGGTCCCGGCTTGGTTAGAGCGACAGGGGTAAGCGGTGGTGGTAAAACTAGCTGTGGCCTTGCTGTTGCTAGAAATTTTCAGCAAACTGTAGAAAATTCCATGATCATCTACATCAAAGCTGAAGGTCGCCTATCTGACGACATGATTGCTAGAGCAGGGATTGACACAAGCCCAGAAAAGTGGTTTGTATACAAGTCAAATATCTTTGAGCCTGTTATGCATTTGATCAGTATTCTTATCAAGAACAATCTAGAAAATAAAAAGTATTTTTTTGTTATTGATTCTATGGATGGACTTATTCGTAAAAGAGAAATGGCTAAGTCTTACGATGAATCTCAGCAAGTTGGCGGAGGAGCAACAATTACTTCGACCTTCTTGAAAAAGATGAACTTAGCGATCACAGAAGGTGGACATATTTGTTGGATGATTAGTCAGGTGAGAGCAACTATCAAAGCTGACCCAAGGCAAAGGCTGGATCATAGACTAACTAACGCTTCAGGAGGTAATGCAGCTACTCACTTTGCCAACTGGATCTTTGAGTTTCAGCCGACTTACAAAGATGATAAAATCATAAGGAAAATAAAGGGAGAAGATAAAATTGTGGGACATTGGGCAAAGATTGCCTTCCAAAAAACAGAAAATGAAACAGCAGGAGAAGTTGTTAAGTATCCAATCTGTCATGGCAGAACCCACGGTGAAAGCATATGGGTTGAATACGAAGTCTTTGATTTGCTTTTGGCTTGGGATATGCTGAAAAAGGCTGGAGCTTGGTTTTCTCCAACTCAGCCTTTGACAGAGTTGATGCAGGAGCATAGTTTAGAGTTCCCAGAGACGCTTCAAGGAGAAGCAACAGTTCTTTCTTATCTGCAAGAAAATAAGAATGTAACAAGTGTTCTAGCCGAGCATTTTAAAGAAATTCTTTTACCGTGAGATTAAAAAATATATATGGCCGCTATGTAAATAAAAATGTTGAAAAATACAGAATAGATTGGGAAAAGAAATCAAGAAGTAAAGTCCAATTTAAGACCAAGGAATTCCTCAAGCAGTACTGGCAGAATGATATTGTTTATGAGGAATTTCCAGTTTACGGCACTAGAATGAAGGTCGATATTGTTAATATGACCAAAAAGATTGCCATTGAAGTTCAAGGTAATCAACACTACAGTTTCAATAAACATTTTCATAAAAATTCCCGATTAAAATACTTGGCTTCTCTCAAAAGGGATGTTAAAAAGCTTGAGTGGTTAGAGCTAAATGATTTCATAGTAGCTGAAATTACAGAAGACGAAACCAAAAACCTCTCACGTAAACTGTTTGAAGAAAGCTTCGGTATAAACCTTTATTAAGATGATTTATTCTCTAGAGATAGAAAGACATGTTTTGGGTGGCATTTTAAAGCATCCAGATATCTTTCCAGAAATTGAAAGATTTGTAACTCTAAACGATTTTTATAATGAAATAAATTCTGCCATTTTTTCCGTTCTACGCAATCTTATTCTCTCTGATAAGTATGTTGATAAGATTATTGTAGCTCAAGCTATTAAGAATCTTGGAATTCATTTTAATGAAGATATCAACATCTTCGACTACATAGAGTCAATATCCTTCACCCAAATCAACAGAAAAGGAGCCGTAGAGGCTTCTAAAGAGTTGGTCAAATTTAGAATCAGAAGAGAAATCTACGAGGTAGCAAAAGAAGTAGGGCAATACGTAAAAAAGACTGACGAAAAAGACGTTGATAAAATTATTTCTCATACTGATGCAGTTTATAATTCAAAAATCCGTTCTTATGATTTTGAAGACGAGCCAGTAGACGCTTTTGAAGGTCTTTGTGACATGGTCGAAGAAAGAGGGGACAATCCTCAAGAAGACACAGGGATTGAAACTCCATTCCGACATTTTAATGAAATGTTTGGAGGTTTGAGGCCGAAGAATATTTATGCAGTAGTAGCAAGGCCGGGGCAAGGCAAAAGTACATTTCTTTCTTGCATGGGATACGGTGTTGCTCAAAAGAACAACGTCAAGTGCGTGTATCTAGACACTGAAATGTCAACTGAAGAACAGCAGTTCAGGCTTGCTGCAAGTATAACTGGAGTACCCCTGTGGCATATTGAGACTGGCAACTGGAGAAGAAATCCAGAATTTGTAGAAAAAATAAGAGACGGACTTTCTTCTATCAAAGACTCTGGGTTTTATCATCTCCATGTTGGAAATAAAAATATTGACCAGCTTTGTTCGCTGGTTCGTCGCTGGTATTATAAAAATGTAAAGCGTGGAAACAAATGCTGCATTTTTTATGATTATGTAAAGCTAACTGGAGAAAATGTAGGTCAAAATTGGGCAGAGCATCAGGCTATTGGCGAAAAGATAGATAAATTAAAAAAACTTTCCGAAGAACTAGATTGCCCGATCTTCACTGCCATGCAGATGAATCGTTCTGGAGAAAACCAGAACAGGTCCACAGGTCAATTCTCAGACGACTCTTCGGCTATTGCACTATCTGATCGTCTACAGTGGTTTGCGAGCTTTGTAGCCATCTTCAGGCGCAAAACACTAGAAGAAATGGACGAGGATGGTGATTTCGGCACCCATAAGCTGATCCCAATCAAAACAAGGTGGCAAGGCAGGGGGGCTGCTGGTCACCATGACCGTATCAGAAGAACTTTCCAAGACGGAACTCAACAATGGGTAAGCAATTATCTTAGCTACGACGTTAGAAACTTCGATGTCGAAGAAAGGGGATCTTTAGAAGACGTTATCAGCGCACAAGAGGAGCATCACAACATAGATGATCAAAGCTCAAACGATGGAGATATACTTTAATGGATCTCAAAGAAGTCTTAGTTGAATTGGGTTATTGCAATATTACCGACAACGGTAAAGAGTATAGAATGCGTCCGATTTATAGAGACAGCAACAATAATACTAGTCTTTGTGTAAAAAAAGATACGGGCAGATTCTTCGATTTTAGTGCGGGTGTAACTGGTAAATTTGAAGAGCTAGTTAAAATAAGTTTAAATTTGTCAAGCATTCAAGAGGCTGAGAAGCATCTACAAGACAAAGATTTTTCAACTAAGAGTTTGGTTTGTAAGCCAAAAATCAAGCAGCCTAAGAAGCTAGACCAGTCTATTCTCTCCGAAATCGAGTCTGATCATACATATTGGATAAATAGGGGGATTTCAGAAGAAACTTTAAAAGTGTTTAATGGTGGCGTAATTAAAAGTGGAAGAATGAAAAACAGATACGTTTTTCCTATTTTTAATTCCAAAAACCAACTTGTTGGACTAAGCGGAAGATCTCTTGATAAAAATCCTAAAATTAAATGGAAACATTGGGGAACCAAAGATGAATGGAAGTATCCTGCCTATTTTAACGCCCAACATTTAGAAAATGCAGAATCATGCTATTTAGTAGAAAGCGTAGGAGATATGTTAAAACTTTGGGATGCCGGATACAAAAGCTCTATAGTTTTGTTTGGTCTCAATCTGTCTACTTCGGTATTAAACACCCTAATCAAGTGCAATCCAAAAAAGATTCTAATTTGCACCAACAACGACTCTCATAAAGATGTGAATTCAGGCTCAGAGTCCGCTTCTAAAATTCAAAACAAGCTTTTAAAATTCTTCAACAAAAAAAGAGTAGAAATCAAATTGCCTCCAAAAAATGACTTTGGAGAAATGACGGTTTCTGATATAAAATCATTTTTATAATGTCAGATAAAAAATATCTATCAGCCTCTAGAATCAAAACCTTAGAAGGCTGTTCTTGGCTTTATTGGTGCAATTACCATTTAAAGGTTCATCAAGAATCCAACTCTGGAGCGCAACGTGGAACTATTGTCCATCTTGTGCTTGAAGTGCTTTTAAATCCAAGAAGAAAAAAGTATGTTACAAAATTAAAGAAAAAAAATACTATTGAATCTATTCCTAGTATAGAAAAGCTTGTTAGAAAACATGTTGATAAAGAGGGACTGACGGAAGAAGATTATACAATGTGCGACGAAATGATACTTGTTGGTTTGAACAATGAGTTTTTCGGTAAAAGAGGCGCAAAGCAAGTAGACCCAGAACTTGAATTCAATTTTAAAAATGAATCCCCACGTTATAACATTCGTGGTTTCATTGACAAGTTTATTGAGTATAAGAGCAAGTTTGAGATTCACGACTATAAAAGTAGCAAGCAAAAATTCAAAGGAGAGGAGCTTGACTCAAATATTCAGGCAATGATGTACTCTCTTGTGGCTAAAAAAATGAAGCCAGAGCTAGACGCCTTGGTTAAATTCATTTTTCTTAGATTTCCAAAGCAGCCAATTCAAGAAGTTCAATTTGATGAAGAAACTTTGGAGGGGTTTGAGTACTATCTAGAGCATTTGAACAATGTGATTGATAATTTTTCTGAAGACGATGCAGGTTCAGATTTCGCAGCAGATAAAAACATGCCAAAGAAAGGTTTTAGTGGTCCGTTACTGTGTGGGTTCGCTAAAAAACCGGGACAATTAAAAAAGGATGGAACCCTAATGTGGCACTGTCCTTACAAGTTTGCTTTTGATTACTATGAAAAATTAGACGATCAAGGCAATATAATAGGCACTTCCAAAAATGAACCCAAAGGTAAATTTAATAAAAAATCTTATTCTGGATGCCCGAGACATGCACAAACAAAAAGCGAAGATCCTTTCAACTTCGCTTGCAAGAAAGACAAAGACCCTTTTGATTTATGAACGCTCTTTTAATGCCACACGCTTATGACGATCATGTTAAAAAAGCTGAAGTAGGAAAAAACTGGCAAAATAGATTTCAGTATCTTGTAGACGGACTGTTGGCCAATGGCATAAATACTTATAAGCATCCCTTGTTTAAATGCGATTTAAATAACGCTTTAGATTTTTGCGAAGATGTCAAGTACGACATAACTATTTATAATCATGCAGACGAGTCTTATAATTACGCAGAAAAAGGAAAATACAATTGGTACTTTAAACCAACAATACCCACAGAAGATCATGCAACTTTAGACCCAATGGGTTACGGAAGCTACACAGTCGCAACCTACTCCAAGCCTCCATTTTTACAATGTAAATTAAAAGATGCTCAGAACTTTATAGACACTAAAGTCAAAAGCTGGATTGATTCTGGAGATTCAAAATGGGGAAAAGTCTTACCTGTAATTGATACGGAAGAAAAAGATTACGTCTTAGTTTTAGCTCAGTGTGAGGCTGATTACTCAGTAAAGAGGCATGATTTTGGAGATTACACTACTCGCATAAACGCAATTGTTGATGAAATACTTTCTTGCTCAAATAAAAAAATAATCGTTAAAGGTCATCCATATTGTAGAGTGTCAATTTTTAATGATGACCCAAGAGTCCAAGTAGTTCGTGGAAAATACTCCTCGCATGAACTAATTAAATACAGTTACTGCGTTGTTCTTGCTAATAGCGGTGCTGGTTTTGAAGCTCTTTTTCATGACAAACCAGTAATCTGCTGGGGTTATCCAGAATACCATTGGGTAAGTTACGATCTTCGACACTTGTGCGATATGAAAAGGGCTTTAAAATTAGATTGGTACAATTCAGGATTCGTAAAGCTTTTTCTTTATTGGTACTTTGAACATTATTGTTTCTTTGACTCTGCATCAGCGACAAAAAGAGTAAGAAAACTGCTTGACAAAAGTTAATATCAGCAGTAAGGTTTACGCATGGTTCCGCTTTTTAAAAGTCATTACAGTGTCGGGAAAAGTATCCTAACACTGAAGTCTTCTACCCTTTTATCTGGTAGAGACGATAGTCGGCCAGACTCTATAGTAGATATTGCTGTAGATCATGGATTTAAAGAGGTTTTCTTGGTGGAGGATAATATGTCTGGACTTCTTGAGGCATATACTAATCTTTCCGAGCATAATATCAATCTTAACTTTGGTCTTAGGCTAACAGTATGTGGAGATATTAATGACAAATCTCCAGAAAGCCTTTCGACTGAACATAAAATTGTAATCTTTGCCCCAAATCAGAAGTGTTATAGACAGCTCATCAAGATCAATGACATCGCCACAAAGCAAGGATTTTATTATGTTCCAAGAATTGACTTGAATCACTTGAGGGAGGCTTATGAAAATTGTCAAGAATTGATTTTTTGCATTCCATTCTACGATTCATTTATCCACGGCAACGTTCTTCAAAATAAAAAATGTATTCCAGAGTTTGGGAATATTAATCCGATCTTTATGCTTGAAGAGGGTGATCTTCCGTTTGACGAAATCATTGCAGAAAAAGTATTAGAGTATGATCTAAATGATGCGCCAAAGGACTTAGTAAGAGTCAAGACTTGCTACTACAAGGATCGTAAAGACTTTGAGTCTTACATGACGTTTAGGGCCATTAACAAAAGAACTTCTCTAGAAAAGCCTAACCTTGAGCATATGTGCAGCGACGAGTTTTGCTTTGAGTCGTGGAAAGAGCAAAATGAAAATTAAAATTACAGACGCTGAGTACTTAATGCTGGCGACTTTAGGCGGGATGAGGTCGCTTACAGCTAGAAATAATGGCGTTAAAGACGCTAAGATGGGGTCTCAGAGTGGCCTTGAAGCGGATATTGACGGTCTAATAGGCGAGTATGCGTTTTGTAAATGGAAAAATATATTTCCAGATTTGGTCCCCGCCCCAAGAAGCGGGAGTGCAGATTGCTTTTATGAAAATCTAAGAATAGATATCAAGACTACAAGGTACAAAAATGGAAAACTTTTGTCTACATTGAAAAATAATGATGATGTAGATATTTACGCTCTTGCAATTTTAACCGACAGAACTGTAGATTTCAAAGGGTGGATAAAAAAGTCAGAGTTAAGACAGGAACAGAACATAAGAGATTTGGGACACGGCAAGGGTTATTGTTTAGATCAGGACAAGCTAAAGCCATTTAAAAAACACGTAGTTGCACGTTACGACATTATAAGATGAGTGATTTACTAAGATACGACGAATCAAAAGTTCTTACTTTTATTGACTGTGAGACTTTTAATCTCAACCTAAGCTTTACTTGCAATCGCCCTTGGCAGATTTCTATGATCAAAACTGTC